TTCCAGTGCGGAACGGTGGTACGCAGCTTGTCAGCGATGCGATCCACCTCCAAGCGCAACAGCATGTCGGCCTCGATCACGTTGATCATGTCGCCACGTTTCACGGGCGTGCCATTGCTGTAGCGGGTGGTGCCATAGCCAATGGTCCAAGGGTCACCACCACTGAGCGGATCTGGATATGCCGAAAGGTGACAGCCCTCGAACTCCTTAATCAGGCTGATGGCGCCGCTTAGGTCGCTTTGTTTGCCGTCTTGGCTCCACGTCTGAAACCATTCGCGGTCGCGGCGCATCACGGCGGCGTAACCGTTGGCGGCCAGATCGGCCTCTAGCTGCTGAATCGCGGCGCTCTGGTGCGGCAGTGCTTTGTAGTACCTGAACAGCTGCTGCAACGAAATTGGCGCGTCGTTGGCCATGATTCAGCGGCGCTGCTTTGGGTACATCAGACGCAGCGCTTGAAACAGAAGCTGCAGCCAGCTATTGGATTTCAGAGGCGACACAGCAATGATCTCGCTGCCTGCTGCGACGATGATCGCAATCACTGCAACAGTGGCTGCCTGATCCATGATCAACACGATGGTGGACGTGCTTCCAACTTAGAGACGCGCTGCTCTACCGTCGACAGCCGGCCAAACGTTTCGCGGCGATCTTCCTTGATGTCTTTGTGAAGCACTTCGAGCTGGGTAGCGATGTGCTCCACTGCCGAGGTGAGCCTGATCACAGCATCACGAGCCTGATCATTGCGCCGACTGGCGCCTGTTGCGCCCATTGCCGCCACGGTGATAGATGCACCTGCCACTGCGGCGATGACTTCGATCATGGCGGCAATGGCTACCTATCCAGCTTATCGACCTTGCCCGCGTAGGGCTTTCTTGCCGCGACGACGTGGCCTGCTGCGCTGACCGTAGCCCTGTCGTGTTGTCTTGGGCGGGCCGGGTTGGTGTTCGATCCGTGCGGTTCCCGTCTTGCTGCGAACTGCCATCAGTCGTCAGAATCCGCTAGTGACGCCATCGACAACAGGCTCCACCCCATCAGTAGGAGCAGGCTGAGCAGGAGCGTAGGGATCACTGGGCCAGGCTGGGTAGTCGGCGCCGGTAATGTAGGCAGCCAGCTCGGGCGTGTCGAGGGTGGCACCGATGGCGGTGATCTTGTCGCCGGCAGCGAAGCGCACATCTTGCCGCCAAATCTTGAGCAGCGGGTCAGCGGCTGTGCCGTTGTCGGCCTCGCGGATGATGATCCAATCGGTCGGCTGCAGCAGGGTGTTGGCGGTGTGGCGCGTCTGCTGCGTCCACTGCTCAACGAGTTGGGCGTGATCCTTGGGGATCAGGTTGCCCTCGGCGTCATAGCCCCAGTAGAACCGTTGATCGTATGGATCGGGGTCCGGCTCCCATGTAATGCCAGCTGCGTTGCGATCCGCCTGAGTGCTGAGCCTGAGCCAGTTGGCGGGATAACGCACACCATCCAGCTCAAAAGGGGTATCGAGCGGGAGGGTGCGGCCGTGTGCGACGTAGGGCATGGGTCTAGGTCCGTATGTGCAGGTTAGCCCGGTCAGCGGGCGCGGGCGTATTGGAACGGCGATTCTGCGAAGGCGGCAAAAATTATCGTGTTGCCGGATCCATTTATCCCATTCCAGTTGCCTCGCACCTTGAAACCATTGGATAGAAAATCAAACTTATGGACAGAGTTAGATCCCTCCGCGCCACTGCTGTTTGGCTCAATTTTGTAAATCACTTCATTGTAGGGATCCCTTGCTGCGTCCCACATAGACCAGCCATCAGTGTTGTTGGAGTTCTTGACTAGCAACCACCTAGGGCGGAATCCCGTGAACACAAACGGACCATCCGCGCTGCCGTTGCCGGTGTAACTGCCAAAACTAGAGTACCCGGCTACTGCGGCGAAGCAGTATGCGATAAATGTATTGGCGTTGCCGTTGACGCTACTGTTGTTGCCAAGGCTGAACACAGTGCTGGTGGGTGCTGTGTCATTCCAGCGGCTGGTGCCAGCTTGCTCGGCGTTGGTGGCATGGAGCCAAAGGTATTTGGTGGCACCAAGTGCCGAGTGATAGACCACCCAATCATCTGCTGCGCTGCGTTTTTTGACGATGAGCAAGCCCGGTGCAGCACCAAGACCATGGCCGACCGTGGCGCCGCTGGTGCCGTTACCGGTATAAGCAACCACGGATGTGCCGGCCGATGCGTTGGCTCTCACCTGAGCGCCTGTGATGGTGCCGGTGTTGTTCGTGACGGTGGAGCTGCCGGCGTCCCAGCACCAGGCGGCGTAGGAATTACCTGAAGCATTAACACCCGTTCCGGATGTAAGCGAAAAACCGTCAGAAGTGAAAGCGCTTAGATACCCGTTGGCATCGTTGACCACCTCTGCATCTGTTGTATTGCTGAACAGGTGACGATTAGCGCCACGGATGATGTCATTAAGTCGGTGATAGTCACCAGCACTGCGGTTTTTAAGCCAGACTAAATCAGGGCTAAACCCAAATCCTGAGATCGTCTGCGTGCTGCCATTCCCAGGGTAGACCTTGACATCCATTACCGTGCTCGGCTTCTCGATGGTGGGTGCGGGCAGGTTTGCCGTGCATAGCGCCTTGAAGCCGCTGGGGGCGGTGTAGGCGAAACTGCGAGCGCCATAGTTGGCAGTGAAGGTGTTTGTGCCCGCTGCACCACCAGCGCCTGCGCCAACCAAGACGGGAACGCCCACAAAAGCAGAGCCAGTGATTGTTCCTACGCTTGATCCATTCTTGTAAAATGTTGCTTGACCATTTGAGCAATCAAAAGCAACACCAATGATGTCTCCAGTTGTAAACGTACTGACATTTGATTGACTGCCAGCATTCTCTAGTTTGCCTGTGTTAGTGTAGTTAAGTTGCCAAGTCTGAGTTGCACCTGAAAACGCGTCTGCGCTAAGCCTGTTTGAGATTCCAACAAATCCAACAGCGGCACCAATGGCGGAATAAGAAAACTCTGCATACCACTTGCCAGAACTAGGCGCAATGGTTGATGAAGCGTTGGCATTGCTTCCTGTTGCATCTAGGTTGCCATTGCTAAGAGTTACAGTGCCTGTGTAGTTAAGCGGATTAAGCACCGCATAATTGCCCCTAACCTCACCCCCCACGCCCGTATCCGTCTGCGCCCCATTAGTGGGAACGTCTACGAGGCTGTCGTTGCCTGCACCAGCGGTGACGGATAGGTTGTTGACGGTCCACGTATTCCCATTCCCGCTAGTGTCCGTCCCTAATGCGGCGGCGGTGCTGTTGTCGTCGAACGGCAGATGGAAGCCGTTGGTGCCGAAGCTGCCGGTGTAGTCGATCGGCTGCCAGATGCCGTTGTCGTCGAACTCACCGAAGCTGGTGGGGTCTAGGGCTTGGCCGTCGATGAAGTGGATGTCGGCTAGGTAGCCGGAGAAATAAGAACCTCCATTGCCTTGACGCCCAATGTTATGGGCTATTCCACTGCGGTTAAAAGTTGTCCCCGCGTAATTTTGAGCGGCAATAGTCCCTGAAACTGTTTGACGGACACCAGTGACATAGATCTTCCATCTGTCTGCTTGCGTGACGTTCGTCGTATCCGACTGCAGAACTATGTGATACCAAGCAGATGAATCTCTGAAAACCGCTGCAGTTGTAAATAGGTTCTGGTTGGTGGCGCCATTCTCGCCGGTAACAAGGCGCAGAGTGTCGTTGCTTTCAAAGTTAAAAATTAAGTAATCGTTTGTATTGACGCCCGCGCTGAACAAAACTTGGTTACTTCCCAAAGCCGATCTCTTTACCCATTGGCTCCATGTCCATGTCGTATACGAAGTGCCGGCTGATGCGGGGGTGCGGCTGAGGTACGCCGAGTCGGGTGCGTTAAGCCGCAGGCTTCTCTCGATGGCATACCCGCCCCCACCTACTGCAGCGCCAGCTGCGCCGATCAGAGCGGAATCATGAAAGACAGGCATCAGCTGTAAGCCTTGGTGAGGATGGCGTGGATGGAGCCGCTAGCGCGCACGATGTAGTCGATGCGATCCACGGCGTTGGCAGCGGTGCTCAGCGCAGGAGCACTGCCACCTGCAAACTCCCAATCAGTGCCGTAGGCCAGCGTCCGGCTGCCGGTCGCATCCTGCGCCACGAAGATCGAGCCAGACTGCCCTGCCACTTGGTTGGTCGGGTTGGCCAAGGTGCGGTTGCCGCCGAGCGTGACTGAGTAGTTATTGGCCAGGCTGAAGTCCACCGCGATACTGGCGCCATCGGTCAGCGTCTGCAGGCCAGCGCGTTGGCCGCCTGTGAACGTCTGCGCCACGTCACGGCCCGCCACGGTCCGCGACTCGTTAGGCAGCGTGATGGTCCGGTCGGCGGTTGGATCCGTGACCGATAGCGTCGTCTCAAAGGCATCATTCGTCGCGCCCTCGAACACCACGCTGCGGCCAGCGCCCAGCGTCAGATCGCCAGTCAGCGTGCCACCAGCCAGCGCCAGATAGGTGCTCGCTGCCGATGCGCTGGTCAGCAGGCCGAGGTTGGCTGCTGTGACATCACCGACCGTGATCCACGCCGTGTTGGCGCCATTGCGGATCTTCAGCAGTGCAGGCGACACGCCGGTGTCTACCCACGGCATGTAGGCGTACATCGTCGCCGGCTCGGTCGTGCCGCTGTTGAAGCTGACCGCTGCAGCGAGGATGGTGTTCAGCTCAGCGCGGAAGTTTGCGCCGCTCTGGTTAGCCAGTAAGTAGTCGGTTGCCTGAGCCATTTAGATCTCCCGGCCGTGGCCGACCGCTTGGTAGTCGAACGTCCTAGATACGATGTTACCCGCGCTATTCCTGAAGGTAACCTCGAACCCAGTCCGTGTCGCGTTGCCGATCGTGAAGTAGTCGCCTTGATTCATGTCCTGCGCCGTGATGCCGATACTGGGCGTGGCATAGAAGGCATTGGGGAAGGTGACCGCATAGGCAGCGGTACTGGTGGTGAGGTTGCGTTGCGTTTCGGTGCGGCGCTGCAGCTCGGTCTCAACGCCAAGCTGCTCGAGCACGATGTTCTGCGATGGATCTGCGGTGCTGGCCAGCACCTTGAACTGGAAACCGCGGCCGCGGGTGATGCCATTAACGAACGGCTGCCATGCGCTCCAGGTCGGTGATGCGCTCGGGTTGTTGTCCGTTGCGCGCACGTAGGTTTCAGCGTTGACGTTGCCGATGTTGGCGGCATCAATGTCCTGCCAGTCGTCCACGTTGCCGGAGCGGTAGTCGATCAGGTCGCCAGGCTGGAAGGCACGGGTCTTGAGGATGCGGCGCAGGTTCAGGTCGAATCGTGCGCCAAGGTCCAGCGTGTTGGTGTATTCGTAGCTGCCGGAGGATTTCGAGCCGCCGGCGTAGTCGATCAGGCCAAGGCCATCCCAGTCGTCGTTGGTCGCCAGATCATCCACAAGGGTGGCGCCAGCCAGCGCAAGGCCCACCTCCGTGGTGTCGTAGAACATGTCCGTCGCAACGCCTTGGAAAGGCGGCGTGGTGTTGTCTTCCCGGTAGGCCTGCACTAGCAACGCGTTCTGCGGTGCAGGCAGGTCAACGATCACACTGGCGGTGCCAGAGGATTCGTTGCCGAGCGAATCCTTGGCGCGGATGAGGTAGGTGCCTTCCAGCAGCGGCACGATCTTGCGTGTGCTGCTGCCGGCCACTGCAGGCACGATCTGCGTCGAGCGGCTCCAGTCTGCGTTGACCAGCAGCGGGCTGTGGCGAATCTGAACCTCGCCGCCGATGCGCACATCAAGGTCGGTGGACTGCGGCCAATACAGCTCAGCGTTTCGATCATCGATTGGCGCGATGAACAGATCCGGGATCGTGACCGGAGGTGCCGTCTTGCCAACGGCGTTGAAGCTGGCTGTTGCTGTTGCCGATCGCAGCAGGCCGGCGCTCAATGCCTCCAGCTCGAAGTCATAGGTGCCGACTTGGCTGTTGAGGATCTCGTAGTCGGGCGCTGTGGTCTGGATCGTCGTCCAGTTGTTCGGCGACAGCCGGTAACGCAGCTGATAGCGCGTGGCTGACGGCACCGCACGCCAGCTGACGATGACCTTGCTCAGCACAGACCCGTTCGCCTCATACAGCGCCTCGGTGGCGACCAGGTTCTGCGGCGTAGGTGGTGGCACATCCAGCTGCGAAACATCGCGGATCTGCAGCGGCTGATCGCGCTCGATGTAGTCATATTTGCTCGGGTTGTATGAGATGCCCGTAATCCCGTAGGTGTCGCCGTCCTGCTCCTGCACGGTCAGCACACGCCACAGCGAGGGGCGCAGCCCGGTGGTGCCGATCGCCCAGACAGAGTTGGGCGCTGGCGTCAGACGCAGCGGCGTCGGCAGGGTGACCGTGGCGTTGTTGAGGCTGGTGCCATTGATGCCGTTGATCGATTGCGATGTGCCATCAGGCAGGATCACGTTGAAGTCGAACGTGGCGGGCAGGCCGTCATAGAACAGTTCACCGACCGTGCGATCTAGCTCGACGGTTGTGTTGGTGGCGTTGACCACACGGCCGGCCCTGTAGCGGCCAGCGCGCACCGGATCAGCCACGCGGATGATCTGACCAGGGCGCACCACCTGCCCAGATGGCAGATCAGCGGTAAAGCTGACCACCTCGGTCTCGTTCTGCTCGGAGTAGAGCAGCCATTCACCGATGCGCCGCGCTTGGCCGCGGCTGGTGCAGGCAAAGGCTGACACCTCAGTCTTGACCACGCCGAACTTGGTGATGCCTGTCGCGTCTTCAACCACCTCGTAGGCGATGTCACGCAGCCCGAGATCGAGGTAGGACACCACCGCAACGGTGTGGCGTGTCTTGATGCTGCTGCCGCTGTAGGTGAAGCCTTCTTCTGTGACGCTGGACTGGTTGAAGATGTAGGACGGATCAGCCGGGCGATCCTGCGCGATCGTGCGCGCGCCTGAACTCCAGAATGGCATCGCTCGGAACACCGAGCACATGTCATTGATCAGCTTGTACGCCTCTTCTTGCGTCTGGATGTTGACATTGCAGGAGAAGCGCGGCTCAAGTATTGGGTTGCCGCTGGTGTCGCGCAGGCCGGAATCGACGCGGGCGTTGCAGTATTGGCTGGCGCTGTAGAACGTCCACTTGTCCAGCCTGCTGGCGTCACCGCTGAAGCTCTGTCTCTCTTGGCTCGTGAGGATGTGATCTCCAAAGCCGTAACGGGTAGAAGTCAGCAGATCCCACAGGATCCACGCCGGATCTGAACACCATTCAGCGGCCTTGAAATTACCGTTCCAGACACCGCTATAGGTGATGCTGCCATCTGCGGAGTTGACGGTGGCATTGCTGGGAATGCGCACCTTGATGCCACGCACGCGATAGGAGCGCTGCGGGATGTTGCTGAACTGCTTGGCATCAATCTGAATGCCGACATGCGCAGTATTTGGATACGCCAGCTTGGCGTAGATCAGTTCGGTGTAGCTTGCCCAATAGATCTCATCGACAATCGTTTCCTTGCCGGCCTGTGGTGCGTCGTCTGTGATGCGCTCGACGCGGATCGACACCGGTGGCGGCTGCGTTAGATCCACGCGGTAGCGCTCGTGATACAGGTCAACCGTGCGGCCTTCGATCTTCAACAGCTGGCCAAACGGATTGATGTACGGGCCGCCGTTGTAAGACACCAAGATCCGGAAACTCACCGAGCGGCCGCGGATGTCGCCGTCTTCTTGGTAGACCTGCAGCTGCGGCACTGAGATAGTGACACGCACGCCGTTGACATTCGGATCTGTGATCGTGCGCGTGACTGGTTGGTTTTTGGTTACCTTGACGTTGACTTCTTCTTCTTGCTGAATTGAATCACTGATCGGAACGTAAGACTGGTTTTGTGTGCCGTAACGCGGCTCAATGATGAAGCTCTTGAAGTTGTAGTCTTCCTTCGTCAGTGGCGCCGTCGCGTCTGCATCCGCCCTGACCAGCGGCGTGTTGTTGAAGTAGATGTCTTTCAGCAGCGCGCGATTGTATTCCGTGCTGCCGCGAGCGTAAGCACGAGCCGAAGGAAAGCCCTCGATCTCGCCCTCGCTGAGCACGTCGATAATCCGTGCAGTCTGCTCTGATTCCAGGTTGTCCTTCTCGACGCTGGGGCCTGAGCCACCGCCGGAGCCACCTTTGCCGCCGCCGCCGGAGCCACCTGCGCCGCGGATCAGTTCGTCAGACATCAGATCGGCACCTTCTCAGTGTTGATACCGGCCGACACCACGATGCTGCCGATCAGCGTTTCGCCGTAGACAATCGGCACCGGGATGCCTTGGCGGCTTACGTTCTGGATGCCGGAGAAGCTGTAGGACTTGCGAGGATCCTTGTCGCTGTCCTTGCCCCCACCGATCTGCGGCACCGGCGTGATCAGCTGGGCGATGCCGCCCAAGATCAACGCGCCACCCAGCACGCCGATCTGCGTGACCGTTGCACCGGCCAGGCCAAGGCCAAGGCCGGGGATGAAGATTGCAGCAGCCACCAGCGCAACACCTGCAATGATGCGGCCAACAGCACCAGCGCCGGCCAGCACTGGCACGATCCTGATCGGTTCAAGGTCACCGGCGGGATAGTGCAGCTGCTCAGGCTGATCGCCTGCCGTTAGCTCGTGCCGCCCCACGCTCACTTTGTAGTGGCGCTCGCTCATGTGCGACTCAATGCCAGGGAAGTTGGCAACCAAGAAGCGCACAGCTTCAGCCGGTGTGCGCACGGCCGCCTCAAAGCTGCGCTGCCCCAAGAACTTCGCCAAGCTGCCGTAGACCTTGATGACTCGCAGCATTCGCGTCACCTGCTGGAGTGGCGGAGCGCTCGCCCCGTGTTCTTCTGATAGTAGCCACCAAACAGGTCGCGGGAGCTGAGCCGGCCCCTGATGTGGTGAAGGATCATCTGCTCGCCAACGTAGACAGCGCAATGATTCAGGCCGCGGCAGCCATCGAGTGACATCAGCAGCAGGTCACCAGGCTGCAGGTCGGATTGATTCACCTCAACGAAGCCAGTTTCCTGCCAGCAGGCATCGAACATGGGCGAAGCGTTGAACTGCTCCATGCTCAACGGACGCTGCCAATCGCGCAGCTGCAGGCCCCATGTCTCGGCGTACCAGTCACGCGCAAGCGTCCAGCAGTCGCTGATGCCCCACACCCACTGCCGGCCAATGATCGGCGCCTTGTAGCCCTCTGGCCTGCACTCACCCCAAACCATCGTGCCGGGGTTGACGATGAACCACTGCAGGCCGCTGTGCTCACAGGCCAGTCGATCAGCCTCGCTCGGCTCAGCTGATGTGCTCGGGTGGCTGTGAAACACTGCGGTGATCTCGCCTGCATCCTCAGCTGCGGCGTAGTCATCAGGCGACAGCACGAAGAAATCAGCCGGTGTGTTTGCCAGGTTGCGGCACGGCCAATAACGTTCGCGCCCCTTGACCACCACCACCAAACCGCAAGCCTCTCGCGGCGCTTCTGCGATGGCGTGCTGCAATGCGTCGCGCTGCCAGTCCTTCATCAGACGAACCCACCAACGCCGGGGAAGCTGCCGAAAGGCAGCTGTGCATTCTGACCAAAGCGTGCTTTGCAGCTGCTCAGCCGTTTACCGCAAACATCCAGCGACTTGTTTGCCGCGATCGAGGTGCTGGGCTCCGCTGTGCTGCTGTAGCTGCTCTGCCACAGCACCGTGTTGGCGGCGTTGTAGAGCGTCAGTTGGCCTTGGTTTGTGAGGCGCAGATAGTTGGCGCTGTAGCCCGACGTGCTGGTGATCCTGAAGCTGCCAGTCACTGATCCCATCACGCCATAGGGCGGATTGCGGAAGGGGTTGGTGCTGCCGAGCTGCACCGTGGCGCTGAACACTTCGTTTTGCTTGAACAGACCAGTGCTCGATGTGATCGTCGCCGTTGGATAGGTGCTGGTTGCTGAGTCTTGCCACCCCCAGCTTTGCCCGCTCCAGTGGCCAGCAGGTAGCTGCGTCGAGACTGCAGTGAACCGCAACGTCAGATCCTTACCGTTGAAGGTGAACTGATAGGTCTCAGTCTTTGTAACGCCTTGCTGCGACTGAGCCGAGCCCATAATTTCGTGGAAGAACGCAAGCCGGTGGCCGACATAGCCATTGCGGATCAGGTTGCCGGACTGATCACGCTTCTCTGGAAACGGCTCCCATGCCGCGCTTGGATCCGGCGTGTTGTTTGGGAAATAGGCAAGGTTGAAAGTGATCGAGTTTGGATCACCTAGCCGCGCGGTGTTGCTCTGAAAGCGCAGCCCCGTGAAGCCGAGCGACAGCTCGAAGTTGCCATCTCCTGTGACCGTGTAACGATCGGCCGGATACTGCGCAGACCCGATCGACCACACAGTGTTGCCGTTCTTGGCCTTGATCACCAAGATGCCAGCGCCATCGATGAAAGATTCGTACCAGAGGTTGCTAGAGACCAGCCGCGTGCCGCTGCTGTAGCCCTGAAATACGATCTGACCGGCTGTCACCTGCGACAGGCCAGACGCCAAGTTAGCCGCCGGCACCAGCGTTACCGGGCGATCGTTTTCGTCAAAATAGTTGGTGCCCGTGTAGCCGCACTCAGGGCTGCGGTACTGCCATTGGCAGATGTTGGCGATCGCCTGCCGCTTTGGCGCGCGAACACCTGCGAGATCAAACGCAGCCGCCAGCTCGAACTCCACGTACTCGCGGGTCTCGGCCACCTTGCGATCCACGTAGTAGATCTCCTGTGGCATCTCATCCAGTGTCGGCAGCCCGTATGGGTTGATGCTGTTCGGGAAGTTGACCGGATCGATGAAGCGGCTGAGCGTGCGGATACGCCGGAACAGCGCACCCGTCAAATCATTGCCTGGAGTGGTGTTGTTGACCGTCACCAAGATGGCGGACACCGTGCCGAGCAGGTTGGCCACCTTCAGCCGCGGCCGCGGCAGCTGACCGTTGCCGTTGTACTCAAAGCCCTCGGTCTGCACAGGCAACGCCACATAGGGGTTGCCGCGCCAGATGATGTCACCTGTGGCGGTGATATTGCCGTTGCTGCCGTTGTGAAACCTGTAGGTCTCGTTTGTGCCGTGGATCTCCTGCCGCAGCACTAGCTCAAACAGCTCGATGACGGCGAAGGGTGAGCTGCTGATCAGCTCCTCAAACATCGTCATAGGTCAATCACCTGACGGAAGGTTGCCCTGATGTTGTTGTTGTTGCAGCCAGCGTGCTCGCTGGTCCACTCACTGCAGACGAACGCGCTGGTGCCGCCGTGAGGTGTTGTCCAGTTGAACTGTTCGACACCGCCGCGATCCGTCAAAAACGTCAGGATCAACGCGCGCTCGGCGTCGTCGCGGTTATCAAAGCTGAGATTCCAAACCTTGAAATCAGTGCGCAGGCCATAGCGGATGCGCTGCTCGTAACCGTCGCCAAACTTGACGGTGCGCACATTCGGCTGGCTGACCTGCGTGGCCGGATAGCTAGGGGTCCAGGTAAATGTTGTGGCTGCCATGGTTTACGCCGCCAAGAGGCCGCCGGGCCGTTTCTGCTTCACCAATTCTGCCTGCACTGCAGCTGCAATGGCACGCCCGAGCTGGGCGCCATCAGAGTTGCTGCCCTGCACGCTGGTGCCCTTGGCATCCACGCTCACGTTGACCGTGGTGGTGCCGCCGCCACCTGCCACGCCGAGCTTGCCATCACGGCCACGCTTCAAGGGGATGATCGCCTCAGGGCCAGCCTCGCCCATCAGGCCATTGCGGAGCGCACCGCCGCTGGCAAACTTGAACAGGGTGGGGGAGTTAACCACGCCACCAGCAGCGAACGGCTGGATGCCGTTGGCAAAGGCGCCGCCGTTGGCAAACACTCCGCCGGGGAACAACTTGGTGGTTGATAGCGCGCCAGTGCCACTCAGCCCAGCGCCAGGGCCTCCCGGCAGCAGGCTTTGGATGAACTGCAGGATTGGCGCAATGATCAGCATCCGCGTGACCATCCGCGTCAAATCCTCAACGACTGACAGCGCAAACTCTTTAAAGCTGAACTTGCCCGTCATCGTCAGGCTCACGATTGCATCCTCGAGACCTTTGAAGGCGTTCTGTGCCACGTTGCTGATGTTTTCGCTCAGCGTCCCGATGCTCTCCAAATAGGAGCTGATGCCGCCTTTTAAGCCTTGAATAGTTTGGCTCTGCAGCTCGATGGCATCAACAAATTCCATTGCGCCAATCGCAGCCTTTGCAGCTTCATCACCGATCGCCTTCAGCCCTTCCTCGTATTGCTTGTCGGCCAGCGCGACGTTGCCTTCGGAGATCTTGTTGATCAGATCCTCGAACGGCTTGATGTCGATTTGGCCGCCGGCCTCATTGATCTCAAGCGCCAGCTTCACCACGTCGCGGGTCAGCTCATCGACCAGCCGGTTGTTCTCAGTGATGGCTTCGTTGCGGCGCAATGCCAGCTGCTCGAACTCATTGGCGCCCACGCCCGCGTAAGCAGCGTTGAGATCCTCCACGCTTTCGCGCAGTTGACGCTGTAGGTCCAGCGCGCGCTCTCCAAGAGCACGCCGTCGCTCCTCTAGGCGCTCTTGCTCACGCGCTGCCTTCTCCGCATCCTTTGCCGCTTTGTCATCGGCCTCGCTGGTGTCCAGCGCCATCGAGCGGCCACCGCGGCGCAGGCCGGTGCCGGGTGATGGTGCATCGGTCCACAGTTTTTGTATCTGCTCAAAATCACGCCGGGCCTGGTCAATACCTTGCGTCAAACCCTCATACAAGGCTCGGCCAGCACCAGCAAAGTCGCCTTGCCTTGCCTTGTTCAGCGCGTCAAAGGTCGCGCCCCATGCTTTCAGAAACTGATCGACCAGCTTGATCGTGGCATAGAGCGCCGTCGCGATCACGCGCAGGCCGCCTTTGATCACCTCAAACAGAACGGTCCAGTCCTGCTCAGTGTCGAACAGGTCGCCAAATACCTCAAGGATTGACTGCAACGCCGGCAACAGCGCATTAGTCAACTCAAGCCCAAAGCCCTGTGCCTTGATGCCAAGCTCGGTGATCGTGTCGTTGAACAGGTCAGAGCGCGCCGCAAAATCATCGCTCACCTTGAAGGTGAACTCTTCCATCGCTGCAGCGCCTTCATTCAGCAGCGGAATGAGATCGGCGCCAGATTTGCCAAACAATGCCACAGCGGCTGCGGCCTTCTGTGCGCCATCTGGCATATCGGCGAAGCGATCAGCGATCTGCTTCAGCGCGACATCAGCCGAAACCACTTGACCATCGGCACCTTTGACGCTGACGCCCAGCGCATCAAACTTGCGTGCCAGAGCATCGTTACCTTCGGCCGCCTTGACCAAATTGATGCTGAGCTTGGTCAAACTCTTGCCAAGCGTTGCCTGATCAACGTCGGCCAGCTTTGCTGCGTTCCCAAGTCCAATCAGCGCGCTTGCTGCAATGCCCGTCTTGGCCTGCAGGTTGAACAGCTCATCGCCAGCATCGATCGAGCTCTTCACCACAGAAGTCAGGCCGGCCACAATCGCGCTGCCGGCAATCGCCGCACCGAAGCCCGCCACGGCGCCCTTCAGGCTGTTAAAGCCCATTGCAGCGTTCTTGGCCTGCCCCTGCAGGCCCTGCATGGAGTTGCCAAGCCGGCGGATGTTGTTCTCGCCTTGAACATCCGCCTTGATCCGCAGCAGCGCATCGAGGTTCATGTCAGCTGCTCCGGCTGTTGATCGTGATCAAGGCGGCTGCTTCCATAACCTGCAAATCCTCCAGCAGCGCGCGCGGGTCTTCTACTTCATACAGTCTAAGGAGCCACGCCACAGCCCCATAATCGAGGCCCAGCAGCCCGTTCATCGTGGTGCGCCATTGCGTTTGCACGCGCAGGAACATCTCAACGGCAGGCCAGTTCTCCTCCCATACTTCGCAATCAACACTCGGTTGCTCAGGCAGCGCCAAACCAAAAACCGCCGCATCTGCCTGAGTGTCATCAACAACGCCGCCGCCGGCCCAATGCTCAGCGGCCTCGATCAGTTTTTTCGCTTGGCTCCTTTCAGGCTGTCCACATACGCTTTCATCACGGCAACCGCCAAGAACGGCACCTCGAGCAGTTGCTGCAACGCCTTCTGGCTGAAAGGAATCTCCTTGCCGTCATCGCCGGCAATACCAGACCAGCCGACCAGCAGATCGCTGGCAATCTCAGTGATCCGATCTAGATCGCCCAGCTCCTCAAGCTTGCTCAGCTCGGCAATCATCGGGCCGACTTTGCTCTGCGGTAGGCGTTTGAACTCACCATCAAAGGTCTGTCGCTCATGCCGGCCGCCATCCACGGGGATGTCGATAGCGACCGGCCAGCTGTAGGTCTCGGATTGCTTGAGAGCAAACGCCATGCAGGGATCCTTAGGTGAAAGCGAGGCTCAGCTCATCATTGCCTGCACTGGTCGGGATGGCCAGATAGGGCAGGTTCAGCATCTGGATGCCGTCCTGATCAGAGTAGGTCGGGCTGCCGATGTCCGACTGAGCGGTGGTAAAGGTCACGATGTTGCCACCGGTTGAACCGTGCTGGAAGGTAATGCTGCCAGTGCTTGAACCGTTGGCGATCGTGAAGAAGTCCTTCGTGGCGATAGCCGGGGCTTCAATCACAACAGTGCCGTTGGGGCCGCGGTTGGTGATCAGCACCTCTTTCGTGCAGCCCACCAGCTCGCGGTAGACCAGCTCATTGGCGACATCGAAGTTCAGGCTCTGCAGGCAACCTGCGTAGCTGAAGGCGGTGAAGTTGCTGGTGTTGCCGTTCTTGAAGATCAGCGGTGCAGCCTGGTTGGCATAGGTCGGGCTGGGCAGCGATTCATCAGTCGGGGCGCTGTAGATGCCCGTCATGGTGAAGCTGATCACCGGAATCTGGCCAACCTCAGCGTTGAGGCTGAAGCTGCCGCGGCAGCCGGTCAGCTTGTGGCGGATGCCGTCGTTGTGGAAGTAGATCGTGCAGCTGCCGAAGCTGGCGCTCACCGGTGCGTAGGTCACGCTGGTGGTGGCCACCACGGTCTCACTCAGACCGCAAGCCTTAAGCACAGGGCCGTAAGCAGGCGCAGTGCCGGCAGTGCCCGAGCCGGCCAGCTCAACCTCAAACGTCACCTCAACGCGGGTTTGCGCCAGCAGCTGATCGCTCACACCCAAATAGGGGCGGATCAGATCGCGGGAAACGGTCTCAGCCTGCAGCGGAGTGATCTCAAGGTTGCGCACCAGGATGGCGTTGGACGAACCCGTTGGTGTGGGATCAGTGCCGTAGGTGGATTCAGTCTTCGCCAGGATCAGGCGTTTGCGGCTCAGGAGCGGCATTGCTCGTTACCTCAGGTTGGGGTTCGGAGGGGTTGGCCGGCTCTGTCCGCTCAATGAGCTTCCGCTTGCCGGTTTTGGGATTTAGGAGGTAGGTGCCTCCTTGCCCCCAGTATTCATCAACCATCGTAGCCATCATGCTGTTGCCAGATTAGTGACACTGGTGCGATAGCGGATCAGGTAGTCGCAGCTGATCACGCCAGCTGGCTGGTCCGCCTCGACCATTTCAAAATTCACGCCTTGCGGCTGGATGTCGATCGCATAGCCACCCAGCGTCAGGTCTGCCATCAACCGCCCATGCAGACTCTCGATAATCGGATCAGCCACCTGATCAGGGATTGCGCCACGCACGATCACAGCCACCCGCACCGTCAGGCTCCAGTCGAGTGTGGGCAGGCTGGTGTTTTGCTCGGCTGTGTCGCTCACCGGCTCAACCACGATCGCGGGGCTCTCAGCTCGCGCCATCGGCTCCACACGCGAGCGATAGATGCGCGTGCTCACGCCGGTGGTACCGGTTAGTGCAGTGCGCACTGCAGCCAAGATTGTTTCGCGGCGGGTCGTCATGCTGATGCCACCTGAACCACTGTGCAGATAATGCCGGGGATTGCTGGGTGCGTGGCCCCAGATGGCTCAGCGTGGATGTAGGCAGCCAAGTTGGTCGTGGCCCACATCAGCTCAAGATAATCAGATCCGGCCAGTGGCAGCACATAGTTCACTGTGCCAATCACATTCCCATCAATGCTGCCATGCCGCGAGATCACGCTAAAGCGGCTGTCGGTATCGGGAACGTCACCGCTGGTTCCGCTGTCGTTCTTCCGCAGCCAGACGTTCACGTCGTGGATCGAGCTATCGCTGTTGCTGAACTGGATTGAAAAGGTAAGGCTATAAACGCCCGGATGCGCCACTGTGATCCGGCCAGACGATGCGATAAAAACGCCACGGCTGTTGGAGTCACCAGCGCGCAGCAGGATGGTCTGCGGCGTGTCGACCGCTGCTGCGGTTTGTGAGGTCGAATCCCAAAACGATCCCCAGTATCCAGGACAGCCGTGATAGGGGAGGTCATTCCAGCTTTGCTTGCCATTGCCGATCTTCAAGTTGCCGGTGTCTTTCTCCTGTCCAAGCTCGCCAAGAAGCAGGCGCGGGTTTTGCGCCGCCCAATCTGCTCTGGTGGTCACCTTGATGGGGCTGCTCATGTCCTTTGCAATCCAATTTCGACAAAGGCGCCGTCATCAATCAGGCGCGTCTCGCGGCGGGTTGTCATGGTTGCAGGCTAGCGGCGTGAGTGGCGATGGTCGCTGGCAATTCCGTGAGATCAGATGAAGATCAGCACTCGACGGCGGGCTGATTTATTCACGTTGGCAGCTTGTCCTGTCACCAAAAAGCCAGCGGATGCGCTCGTCAGCAGACGTTGAGTCTTACAAGTGGCCTGATGGCCAGTCAAAGCAAACCCAGTCGGATCACTGGTCAGCTTGCGCCCGTAGCCAAAGCCAGCGGCTTGTCCGGTAACGATCAATGCCCCAGCAGCCGCGTCAAACGGCAACCGTTGGCGGATTAGTTCAGCAGGATTTCCGGTCACTGCCAAGCTGCCTGCAGCACTAGGCAGCAGCACCGCGCGGCGCAAGTTGACTGGTTGACCTGTCGCCGCGTAACCGCCTGCGGCAGCGTTCAACGTGAGAGCCGTAGGGATGCTTTCGCTTAGCGTTGCCGCTTGCCCAGTGACCGCAACAGCGCCAGCAGCGCTTGGCAAATACTTTTGCCCTTGAAGCCCGGCCGATTGACCGATGGCAGTGAACGCACCAACACCGCCGCCTAGTAGTCGAGTGGCAGCAAAGCCCGCAGTTTGGCCAGTGGCATTGAATGCACCCGCAGCGCCAGCCACCTGCCGGGCCATTCGCAAGTCCGCAACCTGCCCCGTCAGCACACAGCTGCCAGCAGCACCGGGCAACGTGTAATTGTGTGCTGCCGCGCCCTTGGTAAGTGTGGCGTTTTGCCCGCTCAGCGCATAGCTGCCAGCATCACAACCAAGAGATAAAGAAGCGTCTCGCAGCTCAACCGTGACTGAGCGCCAGCCGCTGCTTGCATTGACCGTGACGGTCTGCGCACTCCAACTGGAAACCGTGCCGTTGGTGTCATGACCTGCCGCTTCCGTGCCACTGCTGACACGGTTGGTCATGCCGCTTGGGGCCTGTTCAACATTGGTAGCCGACCGATGGCCTGCTACTCCAACAATCCAGCTAGTGCTGTCGGTCCGGTTTAGCGTTAGCGCCGGATAGCTGATGACGTTTGTTGTGTTATTGGCAGCAGCTGATGCGCCAATGTTTTTCGTGCCGCGATAGACAAGGCAAAAAATCTCAGTAGCAGTTGTCCACGTGCCGCTGGTTGTATTGCTCCCAGTCGCTACGGCATAGCGAAAGTTGGTACTGTTGGAACTTCCTCCGCCAAAATTGATGCTGATCCAGGTTGGAACAGTACCGCCAGCGGTTGGTGTTGTGATTGAAGTCGCGCTGCCATCTTTATAGGCAAACAGCAGAATTAAGTCCCCACTTTGGTGGGTAGGTATCGTGACTGTTGCTCCGGTGTTGCCTTGCGCGCCAACGAAGGAGATGGTCATGATTTACCTCCTTCGTTGGTGTTATCAGGCGATGGTCAAGACGCCAGTTGATGCGTCAAAATCCACGGTGAAGGTCTCACCAGCGTTAAGCGTGACCGCGCTGCCGTAGTCCCACCAACCAATCAGTTCGTCGTTGGCTGCAGTGTCGTTGTACAGGACCGCATACTGAAACGGGCCAATGCTGCCGCCGCTTGCCGTCCAAGTTGCAGGATCAGCCAGCACTAGCTTGTATGTGCCGCTGGTCTGTGAACTGCTGCTGATGGTGGCTTGATTTCCGCCAGCTGTGTAACCATTGCCGGCGCTGATCTCTGCAAGATCAGCTTTTACCAAATCGGCCGAAGCACTTGGCGTCGCGTTGCTTAAGTACACCTTCAAGGTGTCGCTGCCAAGGTTGTGGACCTTCTCGGCCAGGGCCGCGACGAACGAGTTGAACTTGTTGAACGCGGCCATGGCTTGATCTCCTGTAGGTTCAGGCTAGCTCAGTCGTCAGACCTCAACGCTGACGTTCAACTCCGTCACGCTGCCGCTCACGGCAGTGACTTCCAGCCAGACGTATCGTCCGGCGCCGATTGGCTGGTTGATAATTGCCACCGCTTCGCCGGTCGTCGTGTTTGTGATGGCTTCGCTGACAGTGACCGCCGTGCCAGCCGTACTGCGATCTGGATCTGATTTGATCACCAACGTCACGCTCGGACTGTTGCCACGCACCACTGCCGTGACTGCGCTGATGGTCGTCGAAACAGCCGTGCGGAACAGCGTGAAATTATCGCCTGCCACGGGGTTGGCGATCGTAATGCTCTTGGGTGCGCCAGCGTCCACCCATTCGGTGCCGTTGTAGGTCAGCTGATCGCCAGCCGCGGCTCCAGTCACATCCACATCGGTCAGATCCGACAGGCCGAACACGCGCGGATCTTGGCCAGGTGCGCTGCTTTCAGGTGCCACACGCTGCAAACCAATCTCCACAAACGCGCCATCGTCCAGCTGCCGCGTTTCGCGCACGCTGTAGTTGACGCCGCCTACGGTGATCGCCGCGCCATAGAGCAGGCCACCGAAATCGGACGCGCGGGCCGTCAGCGTGTAGTCAGTGCTCAGCACCATCTCACCCGCCAGCACCTGCGTGGGCATGTCCAGAATCCCCAATGCCGAAATGGCGCCAGCCGTGCAGCTGACGCCAAAGTCGTCGAGGAACAGATTCAGATCCTCGGTGATCGCCATCAGCCGTACTTTTTCAGGCCGTAGCCAAAGCAGGTAACGGCGCTGGAGGCGGTGCCTGTCTCAGCGGTGCAGCTCAAACGCACATAGCGCTTCAGCTCATCGCGGTTCAGGGTCTTCACTTCCTTGTAGGCAGCGTTGCCAATAGCCGTGAAAGTTCCGCCAGTAGCAGCCGTAAAGGTGCTGTTGTCGTCCGACTCCTCGATGCGGAAGGTCAGATCCGCGCCTGCACCAGCAGCAGTGCCGGACAGGATTACCTGAATGTCGCCGTCGTAGTCGAGCAGGTCAACACCAGTCTGGTTACCGGTGGCGGTGATGGTTGTAGTAGCCAGCAGCGTGAAGTGCTGCAGCTTCTCAAGGGTTTGCTGAAAGATTGCCATCGGTGTTCACCTTTGTGCGGGGTTTGCGTTTGGGAGCCACTGCAGGCTCGGACTCGATCACTGCCGCCACCGTAGCGGCGACTGCTTTGCCAATCCCGATCAGCAGGCGCGCGTCAGCAGCTGATGCCACCAACGTCTCACCAGCTCTTACAAGCTGGCCACCCACCATCGTGGTCCTCAAAATTTCAATCTCCATGGCTAAAAGGGCGGCCGTTAAGCCGCCCTAGCTCCATCAGAGGGTGTTGTTGCCGCGGCAGAAGCCCTCGGGATGACGGACGGCGAAGTCCACATCCTGCAGAGCAACCACGCGCACAGTGCCGCTGGTGCTGTGGGTGTATGGATCCACGGTCAGATCCAGACCAGACCACATGCCCATGATCAGCTGGCTCCACACGGCAAAGAAGATGTCGTTGGTAGCCACCTGGTTGGACACCACGGCGTTGTAGCCGTTGACGGTGCCGCCGGGCTCGAACACATAGGCGCCGGTGTCGGTGCCCTTGTCCTTGGTCTTCAGAGCGCCGCGCATGGAGGCGTTCATCAGATAGGACATTGCGCCGATGTCGGCGTTGTCGGCAGCGATCAGGCTCTCCATGTCCACCACCTCGGCGTAGGTCGGGGTGTTGGCAGCAAAGTCCTTGGTGTTGATGCCGGTGGTCAGCTTGATGCCGAGGGGCTGGTTGCTGTTGCCCAGGCCGTAGAGACCAACGCGGTCGATCTCAAGTGCCAGCACGGTGGCGAGATCCTGGCGGATCATCTGCTCAACGTCGATGCTGGACTGCAGCATCAGGCGACGGCTGTAGTCGGTGAAAGCACCCACAGTCTTGGGCGACATGTTCACCTGATCCACAGTCTGGTTGCTCTCGGTGGGAGAGCCAGACTCAGCCACCCAATAGGCGGTAGCAGCGCCGGTTTGGCGGGGGATCGCCACGTGGCCGGACAGGCCAGTCAGCGAGGTGACGCCCAAACCAGCAAGGGCGGAGCGGTTGCGCAGCAGCTCAATGAACGAACCGGGGCGGAAGTCAGTGCCGACCAGATCGCCAGCAGCCGAAGCAGTGCCGACGGTCAGATCACGGCGAAGCACTTCGTTGGGCACCATGATGCCCTGTGCGGTCTTGCCAGCCTTGGCAGCAGCAGCTTCGGAGCACTCACGCTCGAAAGCAGCGGCTTCCCACAGCTTGCGATCCTGAGGATTGGCTAGTGCGTTGATCGCACGCTGGAAGGAGAACTCGCGCACCTCCTTGGCGGTCATGCCGATGTCGGCAGCCTTTTCGGAGACTGGCTCCACCTTGGCGCCAATCTTTTCGAGCACAGCGGCGCGGGCCTCATCGAGGCTGCGGCCACCCTCGATCAGCTGGCGGCCGAGATCAGCCATGCCGTGCTTTTCAGTCAGAGCAGTGATGCCGGAGATACGGGCGCGCTCAGCCTTGGCAGCTTCTTGAGCCGCTTCAGCCCGCACCGCCGAGATGTCGGGGGTGTTTTCCATCGGAACCTCAGGTTC